AAACAACTTAAATGTTGCTAAAATACTACAAGTTAAGCCAAATAGCTATTCAACTCCAATAGGTTTAAAATATTCAATTATAAATGATGCTATTGCACGTGGTAATGGTTATGCTTTAATTGTTCGTGACAAAGCAGGATTAGCAACTGAAATGCATTATATAGATGGTAATTTTGTTTATCCTGAGTTTGATATTGATAGTAAAACAATGTTTTACCAAATCAATTATATTCCTTTAGGTTTAAGTGGTATTTATTCAAGCGAAGATATATTTCATTTAAAAGGGCCAGGTAATTCTATGGTTGGTAAATCAGTATTGGCTTATCAATTAGAAACTTTAGGTCACGCTTTAGCAATCCAAAATTATTCAAGTAAATATTTTAGCGGTGGCGCTTCAATGAGTGGTATTCTTACTTTTGAAGGTGTTAATGATGAAAAGAAACTAAGACAATACACTGAAATGTTTATGGCATCTTACACTGGTGGATCAATAGCTGCAATGCCAAGTGGTGTAAAGTTTGAAGCAATGGGTAATGATCCGCAAAAATCACAGTTTGTAGAAACTGAGAATTATATGCGTGGCGAAATTGCTAGATGGTTTAGAATGCCATTAAGTAAATTACAAGATTTATCCGATACAAATAATTCAGCATTAGAGCAGGTTAACATAAACTATGTTACTGATTGTCTAATGCCTTGGATTGTAAGATTTGAACAAGAAGCTGATCAAAAACTATACGCAATTTATGAGCGTGATATTTATGATGGCTATATTGATACTGATTTTCTTTTAAGGGGTGATTCGGCAGCAATGGAACGCAAAGTAAGAACAATGTTTACAAGTGGTGCAATAACTCCAAATGAAGTACGTAAAATGTACGCAATTAATACAATTGATGAAGATTACGCAAATAGCAGCTATATGCCAAGCAATATGATGCCAGGTGAAACTGCTATTCCTTTTTGGACAGCACAAGCAGAAAAAAATAACCAATTAACCAATAGCCAACCTGGAATGGGTGGCGCACAACAATAATGGAAAGAAGATATAATAATAGAGCTGCTGATATTATCAGCGAAGAGGGTAGAATGATTAAAGGCTATGCTTCAACATTTGAATCAATGTATGAAATGTTTGAAGGATATAACGAAACTATAGCACGTGGCGCATTTGATGACTGCGATATGAGCGATGTTGTAGCTTTATTTAACCACGAAAGCGAGCAGTTATTAGCTAGAACTAAAGATGGTAAAGGTACATTAACTTTAGCAGTTGATGACAAAGGATTGTATTTTGAATTTGAAGCATTAAATACAACAATGGGCAATGATGTACTTGAAAACATAAAAGCAGGTAATATTCGTGGATGTTCATTTGCATTTACTGTAGCTGAACAAAAAGTAGAGGAATTTGCTGATGGATCAATGCTTAGAACTATTATGAAAATTGATAAGTTGTATGATGTTGGGCCTGTAGTTAATCCTGCTTATGAAGATACTGAAGTTGAAGCTTATAAAAAAAGAAGTAAAGAACTAATTAAAAAAGAAGATACAAAACAAATAAACGAAAGCTATTATATAGCACAAAAATTTAAATTTAATTTAAACTAAAAAAAACAAACAATAATGAAAAACTCAAGTGTTGAATTACGCCAATTACAAGCGTTAAAAAGAAACGAAGGTTCTGACTTAGTAGCTAAGGCAGAATTAGAAGGAAGAGAATTGACTGCAGTAGAATTAACTACTTTGCGCTCAATTGAAACTGATGTAACTGCTTTTGATTCAGAAATCAAAAATGCAGAATTAAGAGAAAAATTTGCTAAAAGCAATGTTGAAGGTAGAAAAACTGCTGAAGGCGATTCTAAAGAAAAAAGAGAAATTGCAAACTTTTCATTTGGTAAATTAGTACGTGAATTAAGTTTATCACGTGGTGATGAAAGTGCAATTACAGGTCTTGAAAAAGAAATGTTACAAGAATCAGCTAAAGAAAAAAGAGCTTTAGGTTCAATGGGTGATGGTTTGTATTTATCAAACAAATTCTTAACTGTTGAAAACAGAACAATGAGCGCAGGTTCAGCTACTGCAGGTGGTAACTTTATTGCTACTGACAAAGTTGGATTCTTTGATGCTTTGTATGCAAAAACTGTTTTACCTCAATTAGGTGCAATTAAATTAGAAGGCTTAGCAGCTAACACTGATTTGACTGGATTTAGTGCAGGTGTTACTGCAGGTTGGGCTACTGAAGTTGCTGATGCAAGTGCAGGTGATCCTACTACAGCAAGTCGTTCTATTTCTCCTAAGCGTTTAACTGCTTATGTTGATTTGTCTAAGCAATTATTGTTACAAGATAATTTCAGTATTCAAAACTACACAGTGCAATCATTTATGAAAGCTTTTGCAGTAGCAATTGAAGCAGCAGCTATTAATGGTTCAGGTTCAAGCGGACAACCAACAGGTTTATTGGGAACTAGTGGAATTGGATCAGTAGCAATCGGAACTAATGGTGGTGCGCCAACTTTAGCTAAGATTCTTGAATTAATCCAAGTTGTAGAAACTGCAAACGCTGGAATGAACGGTAAATTCTTAGTAAATCCTAAAGTTGTAGCTAAATTAAAGCAAACTGTAATTGATTCAGGTAGTGGTGCTATGATTATGCCTTATATGAACTACTTTATGGGACAGCCTGAGCAAATCGCAGGTAAAGAAACTTACAGTACTTCAAATGTTCCTTCTACATTAACAAAAGGTTCAACTTCAGGTACTTGCTCTGCAATTATCTATGGTGATTTTGAAAACTTAGTAGTTGGTCAATACGGTGGAATAGATTTAGTTATTGATCCTGCTTCACAAGCAATCGGTGGTAAAACTAGAATCGTAATGAGTCAATACGTAGGTGTTGCGGTTAAACAACCAGCAGCATTCGCAGCTATACTAGACGCAACAACTGTTTAAACAGTAATCAAGCGTGATTGGAAGTAAGGGGGTTCAATTCCCCCTCACGCTTCAAATGGAAATACAATTTATAAAAAGTCCGATCGGATTTGGTTTAGGTTATCATATTGGCGAAACAGCAACAATTAACGAAAATCAAGCTAATGAATTAGTTGAATTAGGTTTTGCAGTTAAGATTGAGAAAGCAGTAAAAGTTGAAACAAAAACAATTAAAAAAGCAGTAAAGTAATTGGAAACATACGTAGTAATAACAGCACCATCAGCAGAGCCAATTACATTGGCAGAGGCTAAACTTCATCTAAGAGTAAACAACTCAGTTGAAGATGCGCTTATTACTGCACTTATTACAGCAGCTAGACAATTTGTTGAAGGCTATACTTGGAGGCCATTAATGACACAAACTATTGATGTGGTTTTTGATACTATTATTGATAAAACAATAATGATTAATAAAGCTCCAGTGCAATCCGTTACAAGTGTAAAATATTTGGATTTAAATGGAACTGAGCAAACAATTAGTAGCACTTTATACGTTACTGATTTGTTAAACTCACCTTGCAGAGTAAAATTAGATACTATTCCAAGTATAAAAGATACATTAAATGCTTTTAAAGTTAGAGTAGTTTGCGGTTATACAAGTGCTGCATTAATTCCACAAACTTATAAGAGTGCAATGCTATTAATTATTGGTCATTTGTACGAGAATAAGCAGCAAGCTCAATCACAAACATTAAGTGAAATTCCATTTGGAGTTTATACGCTTTTAGATATAGAAAATAATAAATATAATAGATCGATATGATTAAGCAAATAGCAACACAAGGAGCAACAGTAACTCCAAGCGATACGACATTTTTAACTAATCCTGGTACTTTATACGTAGGAGTTAGCGGTGATTTAACTGTAATTCATTTTGATGATTATGCAGGTACACCAACTGCAGTTCTTTACAAATCAGTTCCTGTTGGATTCTTTCCAGTAGCGGTTCGTAGAGTAAATGCAACAGCAACAACAGCAACTAATATTATAGTAAATTACTAGTGAATATTATTAGCGGTAAATTTGATATGACTTGTGAGCTATTTGCTCCAATTGTCGCTACTGATTCAAACAGTGGCGAGGTTACACAGTCATATTCAGGAACTGCTACTGCTACTATTTTTTGCTATGTAAATAATAGGGCAAATAATGAAGCTTTTAATGATATGCAGCGCCAATCAAATACAACTACAACAGTAGATTGTAGGTTTGGTGATATTGATGCATTAAATGTTACTTTAAGTTGGTTAATGAAAGTTGAAGGCCAAACATACCAAGTTACAAGTGTAGTTGATGCGGTTGAATTTCAGCGTAGAACAGTAACGAGGTTAAGTGGTGTAGAAAGGATTGGATAATGAAAGTAACATTACCTAATGATACTGAAAAGAAGGTTTTAGAATTATTAGATAAAACATTTGCTAATTCAGAAAAACAATTTGCTGATTTAGCGCATAATGAAGCTAATAAAGTAGAATTAGAAATGGCTGCAAAGGTAGCAGTTGACAAAGGAACTTTAAAAGCAAGTATTGGAGTAGTAAAATCTAAAAAGAATAATTTTTTCTTTTGGGTTGGGCCACAATATAGCAATAAAAGTTCAGCGTTTCAGGGTGGTAATCACGCTCATTTAGTTGAGTATGGCACTAAGGAACGTTATATGAAACGTGGTTTATTGGCAGGCGGTTTCACAAGGTCAAGCGGTGGAAGTCAAAAGTTTAAAGGAAAGCCTGAATATGTGCCATACGCTGGGAAGTATTTAGGTACAATGGTATCAAAGCCATTTATAAGACCAACTTATGATTCAATGGGTGCAAGTATTATTGAAAGCTTGAAAAAAGGAACTGAAAAAATAGTAGCAGAACAAGGAAATAAACAAGGAATATGAGTACAAGTAACGCAGGAAATATAGTCTATAATAAATTGGTTAATACAGTTGGTGTAACTAATTTAGTAAGCACTAGAATTAGACCAATGCGAGCTGCTGATACTGATGTTTATCCTTATATTATTTACGAAAGTATAAGTAAACCAAGTTTACAAAGCAAAGAAGGTAATACTGGGTGGTATAAAATGCGTTTTCAATTAAGTATGCTTGCAACTTCATTAAGTTCTGTGCAAGCCATTGCTGATGCGGTTAGAACAAGTATGGATGGTGCTAGTGGAACTATTGCAGGATTTACAGTGCAAAGGATTACATTTGAAGATGAACGCGATATATTTAATGATAATAGTGCGGTGGATGGAGTTTATATGTTGCAACAAGATTATTACATAACAATACAATTATAAAAATATGGCAGTATCAGGAAATTATTTAGGATTATATGTTAATGGCCAAAGAATAGCCTTAACAAAAAGCAATGATTTTGCTAGTAAAATGGCAATGATAGACATTACTACAAAAGATTCAAGTGGTAACAAAGAAGTTCAGCCTGGATTAAAGGAAGGTAGTTGCTCAATGGAAGGAATTTGCACAAGTGGATTAACTAACTTATTACAATGGCCTGAAGCGTTTGACAATGCAATTTGGACTAAAGCAGGAACAGGCGCAATAAGTGGAACTAAGGTTGCAAACGATAGTAATCAAATTTTAGCGCAAACTTATACTTTTGGAACAGGTACTCAAATAAAACAAACATTTGCCACAGCACCAAGTGTATTAGCTATTGCTGATTCAGTAGTATTTTCAATTTACTTAAAAGGAACAGGAACAGTAACAATTCAAGTTGGTGATTCAGTAGGTAGCACTACAAGTTCAACCATTACTTTATCAAGCACTTGGACAAGATACGAAGCAGTTTATACATTAGCTGCTACAAGTGGGATATTTGCTGCAGTAAACAAGGTAAGTGCTACAACAGTTACTTTATTTGGGCCACAAGTTGAAGAGGACACAGTTGCAACTAGTTACAAAGGAAGTCAAGTAACTTTATTAGACTTGCAAACCATAGCAGAAGCAAAAACAAAAGTAACTTTATTATATTCGGATTTTTTAGCATTGGATTTTAAACAGTCTTATGAAGGATTTATATCTGATTTAACAATAAAAAGTTCTAATGATGAAGCAGAAACATTTAGTTGCTCATTTATGGGAACTGGAGTACAAACAATAAGCAACGTATAAAATTAAATAAATATAACAATGGCATCAAATGGAAATAATGCAAGATTTACACTTGCAACAAAATTAATAAACCAAGTAACATCTGAAGACTTTGGTTTAAAATTGGCAATGATTGATATTACAAGCAAAACAAGCGCAGGTAATAAAGAAGTAATGCCAGGTTTAAAAGAACGTACTGCAAGCGCAGAAGTAATATTTGAAACAAAGCCAGCAGGATCACCTGCCGATTTTTATTTCAAAGATGCTATTGACGCTTGGAATGCAGGAACTTTATTAGCTTTTACTTATTCGTTAAGTGCTACAGCAGGTGATATTAAGTTTAGCGGTTCTCTTTACATTTCAGATTGTGCTGTAAAAAGTGCAAATGATGACAAGATTACTTGTTCATTAACTTTCGCAATTACAGGCGCAGTAACAATAGGAACAGTTTAATTATGAACGCATTGAAAATGAAACACGTTAAGCAGCTTATGGAGTTGCTTAACGTGAAAAATGCAAGCGAATTATTAAGCTATATTTCTAGTTGTTTTGAAACTAAAAAAGTATTGTTTTCTGAATTGGATGAAACTATGCAAAAAGCAGTTTTAACACAAAAAGAATATGCCAATGATGAATTAGTTGAATTGAACGATTACGATCAAAATAAATATTGGAAATTTGTTTCTAGCTGTATTCAATTGAGTGAAGGATTAGGCGAAGTTGAAGCGGATGACAAAATAGAATCAATTAATGATTTGTATAAATTTGGTGCTGAATTTCAAAACGAAATTATCAAGCTTCAAACCATTGTAAGCCCAAACGAGATAACCACCAACTAACTAGCTTAATTGGTGGTGATTTAAGTTATGATGATGTAAAGTCATTTGCTTATGGTATTTTAGGCTGGAGTGAAGATAAGCTAAGTGAAGCAAGTATTGATTATTTTGTATTTAGTTGCATTGGTTGGAAACATAATGACTTATGGAATACACAAACTACAAATAATTTAAATAAAAGATTAGCTTATGCTTTTGCTGAAATCCAAACAGCTCAAAAGAAAATTGAAATTGAAAAGTATTTTCAGTTATTTGAGGTAAAAGAAATTGATATAAAAGAAGATTTAAAAGATGCAAGTGGGCATTTCCCAACTAATATATAAATGGCAAAAAATAGTAGTAACATATTAGCTTTAGGGGTTGGATTAAATTTAGATCCATTAAATCAAGATATTGCCAATGCAGCCAAAACTGCAAAGGAAGGAATGGCTGTTGTAGGTCAATCAGTTGTAGATGGTGGTGCAAAAGCAAGTGGAGCAACTGAAAAACTAGGCGATAAGGTTCAGACAATGCGCCAACAATTAAGATTGGCCACACAAGATGCTCAAGCTATGGCTGAAAAGTATGGCATAATGAGTAGGCAAGCTATTGCCAGTGCAAGCAGAGCAGGTGAACTTAAAGATAAGATTGGTGATATAAATACTGTAATTACTGCATTTAGTGCGGATTCTAAATTTACAGTTGTAGCAGGTGCAATGCAAAGTGCTGCAGGTGCAGCAAGTATTGTTACAGGTGCAATGGGATTGCTTGGGACTGAAAGCAAAGCTACACAAGAAATGTTGCTTAAAGTACAAAGTGCATTAGCGTTAACACAAGGATTAGCCCAAATAAAAGAAATGGGTGCAAGCTTTACAGCATTACGAGCAGTTATAGTTGGTCAAGTTATTCCAAGTATTTTGGCTATAAATACAGCTACAATGGTTGGTATTGGAGCGGTTATAGTTGCAATTGGAGCAATAACATTAGCTGTTTATAAATACAATCAAGCTTTAGATGAAGAGGCAAAATTAAACGAAAGAGTAAATAATGCTCAAATTGCTAATATAGCAAATAAAAAGAAACTTTATGATATAATAGATCAAACTGCCATACTTCAAAACCAGGCTCAAGGAAAAACATTAGCTTCTGAATTATTTGCAAATGAAACTTCATATAAAGAAGCAAAAAAAGCATTAGATAAAAAAAATAAGGATGTTGAAGGATATGGTACTAATAGAGGTAAAATATTATATCAATTACAATTACAAGAAAATGCATTAGAAGATAATTTTAAAAGACAAGCAGAAGAAATTAGAGCCGCTTATGCTAAAAAAGAATTAGATGCAAATACTTTAAAAAATAAACAATTAACTGCCGAACAAGAAGCACAAGCAAAAGCAGCATTAGCAGCAGCAAATAAATATTATAAAGGTTTAGATGAAGTAAATAAAAAATTTTCAGGTCAAGCTTTAATTAATGCATTTGCAGGCCCTAAAGATATAACTGGAGAAAAAGATGCAAGTGGATTAAATGCACCACAATTTATTCCTATTACTTATAAAATAAAAACGCAAATAGACACACAGGAAACGGAATTTGCAATTAAACAAGCAACTGATAATATAAAAGCACAAATAGATAATTTAATACCATCTGTAAAAAATGCAATTGTTGGTGTAGTTACTAGCGCATTAGCAGGAATAGGTGAAGCAATAGCAGGCGCATTAAGTGGTGATGATGATCCATTTGAAGCTTTTGGTATTATGTTAATAAAATCATTAGGGCAAATGGCGGTGCAATTAGGATCGCAAATGTTAGCAATTGGAGCTGCAATGTTATTTGTTCCTACTTTGCAATCACAAGCAGCAGGATATTTGTTAGGTGGTGCTGCATTAGTTGTTGCAGGAAGTGCTGTAAGTGGATTGGCAGGTAGAAAATCACAATCAACTCCAACTCCAAGCGGTGGTGGCGGAGGAAATAATTCAAATTTAGCACCAAAATCAAACTACATTGGTGGTCAAAATAGCGGTCAATTAGTAATTCAAGGTTATGTTCGTGGAAATGATATAAACTTTGTGAATGGTAAGTCAGGAAGTAAAAATAATCGTAGTTTAAGATTTGGATAATGGGAGCAATAAGATATCAAACAAACGGTTTTAGTATTGATGGAATTGAATATAGAATATCAATTTACGATAAATCTTATAGCGGTGCTATCGTATCTGATTTTATATTAGATTCAAACTTTTTTGAATTGCGTTATGACTCTGGAGCTGATGAGAATTACAGTCCAATTATCGGAAGTGAATTAACTTTAAATATTGAATTATTTAAAAGCCCTGCAAGAAACGATACAACATTATTTACATTTTTAAAAAATATGATTGCGCAAAATAGCCAAACATATTATATTATAATAGAAGAAAAAGTAAGTGGATCTTATGTTAATTATTGGCGTGGTAATGTGGTGCAGGATCAAAGCACTTGGAATAATGATGCATTGGAAGGCGGAAAAAGTTTTAAAGTTACTGCAAACGATTTTTCTTTTTTAAATGAATTACCTTTTGATTTATTAACACCAGGAACAGTAGCTGAATATCCATTGCGATCAATGATGAATGCAGCATTAACAAAGCTTGGCATTTATGATGATTTTAGTGGTGATATTTTGTATTATTTCTTACATAACATAAATTGGTACGAAACAACTATTCCATTATTGGATAGAGCGACAACTGATACACTTGTTAAAACGTTAACAATTGATTCAAATTTTACTGAATTAAATGAAGATAGAACATTAAATACAATTAATTATATTGAAGTTTTAAAAACTATTTGTATAATATTTGGGTGTAGGTTAATTCAAAGTAATGGCAAATTTTGGGCTATACAAATGTCAAATTATGCTAATTCAACTAGCAAGTTTTATCAGCGTGGAATTGATAACAATAATACTACTACTGTAACTGTAAGCCCA